GCAGCCTGACATTCGCCGATCCTGGCAACATCCGCGCTCGTTTTCCGTACCACAGAAACGCTGAAGGCCCCGTAATCGGGGCCTTCAGGATTGCAGATGGCGGAAGCGCAGAGATTCGAAATCAACGCCTGCCGACTATAGAGGCACGTATTTGCTGGCCTGCAGCGTTGCGCGAGGGGCTGATGGGAACGAAATGGGAACATTTTGGGAACCTCCAGATAGCCGAAAGCCCCGAATAACGGGGCTTCCAGCGGTTTTCGGCGTGGGAATGAGCGTCGTTACAGCTTCAGCTGTCGCTCAATGAGGCTGGTCATATCCGCAGCGTCCTCGTTGATCCAGGTGCCGTAGTGCTTGTGGATCATGGCCGTGGACGTGTGCCCCATCTGCTCGGCGATCCAATCGAGCGGCACCACGCCACTGGTGAGCATCTGGCTGGCGAAAGTGTGCCGGCAGTTGTTCGGCCCGCGATGGCGAACACCAGCCGCCCTCAGATGCGCGTTCCACCAGCCGTTGCGCAAGTTGTCTGCCGTTGAATAGGCCTGATCGGTGTGCGAGTTGTGGAAGACGAAGCGCACGTTCTGTTTCCGGATCGTCCGGTTGTCCCGGTCCGTCACCTCGATCTCCACCGCCGGCAGATCCTTCGTCCGTTCCGCCTGCGCCCGCAGCGCCTCGAGGGCGGGCTTCAGCAGCTTCAGCTTTCGCGTCGAGCGCTTGGTCTTCGTCACCTTGTAGGCACTGCGCACCCGGGCGCGGCGGAAGATCACCTCACCCCGCTCCAGGTCGACATCCTCCCAGGCCAGCGCGATCGCCTCGCTCACCCGTGGCCCCGTCCAGACCATGAACTTGATCAAGGCCAGCTCCTGCTCACGGCCAGGCGATGGCGTGCCAAGGATGGCATCGATCTCCTTGCGCTCGAACGGGTCCGGGTCTTCATCGTCCGGCATCCGGATCACGATGCCCTCCGTTGGGTCGAACGCCACCTGATTCGTGGTGCGGTACAGCTGATAGATCTGCCGCACGATCGCCACGATCTCGCGCACCGTCTTGTTGTGCAGCTTGGGCATCAGCTTCTTCTGCACCCACCGCTGCATCTCAACGAACGTGATGTCCTCGGCCTGTCGATCGGCCCATTGCCGCCGGATGTGGCAACGGATCTTGCTTTCGTGGCTACTGATCGCCGACGGCGCCAGCTCGTTGCGTTTGATATCCAGCCAGAGGTCGATCCAGTGGCCGAAGTTCGCCTCCTTCACCCGCGCTGAATCGGGAAACCAGCGCGCATAGCTGAACGTCCCGGCCTGGATCTCATGCCGAATGATCGCCGCCTGCCGCTCCGCACGTTCCAGGTTGCCGGGCGTTGGCTCGCCGGCGAACGGCTCCTTGCACAGCTTCCCCTCGTAGCGAAAGTAGACCCTGATCGAGCGGCCCCTTACTTCAACTCCATCTGCCATATGCGTCCCCACGCGAAACCATGCGGGCACGGTACCGGTGCCGCACCCGCAGCAATAGAAAAAGGCCCGTTGCCGGGCCTCGAATTGGTTGGTGTGATTTCTAGGTCAGTTGGTCACCCGGACTGGCTATCGGCCATGCGGTACTGCCAGTGGTATCCACCATCGCCGTGGCTGACGTGCTCAACCTGGATGCCGTGCTGCTCGCCCTGCCACTTGGCCAGCGTGGCGTGCACCCAGCGGCCGAGGATGTGCTTCCAGTCTGCCGGTAGCAGAGCCTTCACCTCGGCGTCAGTTATCACCGACGCCTGCTTGCGTTTGATCGTCAGGGCGATGACCTCGACGAACTGCGCGGATTGCGCGAGCGAAGAGCGCGCGCTGTCCTCACCGCTCAACCCGGGATATGGCCAGCGATGGGCGATGAGCGCCGGCGCCGACGGGAAGCGGGCAACCGAAGCCTTATTCTCGGGAGAGAAAAGATCGCACTGCGCACTGGTGTGGTCAGCCATGGGCCACCTCCTTTGCCTTTGGCGTTTCCGGATGCACGAACAGCTCCACCCCATTGCGCAGCAGGTCGCGTTGGGTCTCCCGGAGCAGCGCCGGATCGAGGCCCAGCTTGCGGGCCATGGCTTCGGCGGCCTGTCGGGCGCCGATGGTGTTGCTGGCGGTACGCTTCTCGCCGCGTACGGTGGCCACGTAGGTCATGCCAGCAAAGCGGGTGCGGATTTCAACGGGCATAGCGGCGGCCTCCCTGGGCTTTCTTCGCGGAGACGTTGGCCATATAGCTGGCCCACTCGTTCTGCTTGATCTGCTGGCGGATGCGGCTGCAGGACGCGTGCTTGCGGGTGGATCGGGCCTTGCCGCAGATATCGCAGAGGCTGGGCAGGTCAAGTCGTTGACTGGCCATGGTCGGGCGGGTTCGGTTGTTCATTGGGCACATCCTTCGGCCTGGTGGACGTGATTGCCGTACTTCGCGGCGCCGCATTCGCAGCGGTAGATCCCGCGCTTGGTAATGCGACCGAAGCGACCGTTCATGTGGCTGGTGACGACGTTGCGGACGAAGGTCCAGCTGTGGCGTTTGCCGACGGTGCAGGGCTTCATGCGTCACCCCCTTGCACGACTGGGGCGGCCTGTTGCAGCAAAGCCTTCATGTATTCAATCGCTTGAGTGGCGTCGTCATGGGAGTCGCAGAACACTTCGCGGGCCTGGTGCGCCGCGCGGTTAACCGCGGCTTGCCAATCTTCTGGCTCCTCGTCCGCGTCCCAGCCCAGCGCGCGGCGGCGCTCCATCAGGTCCAAAGCCTTGCGCGCTTTGGCGCTCAGCTCCGGGCCGATGCCACAGTCGCCGTCTGCCACGTAATTGACAAACTCCAGCAGGGCATAGCCTGCAGCCAGTTCATGGCCGCGAGCCCAGCTGATCACATCACCGCCGTCGACGGTGCGAGGGACTACCTTGCCGATCGCGCCACGGATAACGATCGTGTCGTAGCGCGGCGTGGTAGCCTGCTCAGCGCTGACTTCAGGGGTTTGTGCTTGCATGGTGCTTCTCCTTGGGTTGGTCAGGCCCTGGTGAGTTGCCGCTCACCAGGGCCTTCTTGTTTTCAGCGTGCGATCAGCAGGAACAGGTCCGGCAGGTGGTTGGCCGCGGCCAGCAGGCCGGCCAGGCCGGTGCCGATCCAGCCACCCATCACCAGCCGGGCGCGCAGGGTGAGGCTGGGTTCGTCATCGTCGTAGTGGTTCATCGCTTACTCTCCCGCCTTGTTGGCCAGCGTGTACAACGTGTGGCTTGAGGCGGCGTCCGGTAAGCGATCTGCACTCGCTACACCTTCCTCGTCGAACCTGATGAGAAGCCCGCCTTCACGGAACGCGTCTGGCAGTTCTTCCCCCATCTTCGCGGCCGCATCGACCGCCTTAACCCAGACGGGGCTGAGTGCTCGCAGCTTGTCGCCGAACGCCTGCTTTGCTTTCGCCAGCTCGCGTTCCGCCTCGAGAATTGAGTCGTTGGCGTAATCAAGGTGGAAAAGCGCATCCCTCAGTTCTGAGAACGGCTTGCTGTCATTTTTCGATTGGTCTTGCATGGTGCTTCTCCTTGGGTTGGGGTGTTACTCGACCGATCAGGCGTTGCCGCGCCCGGTCGGGTCGGGGTTCTGGAAGATCCAGCACTTCACGGTGGTTCCGCGCTGGCTGAGGTGGTTGCGGCGGTTGAAGGCCGCGCGCACGGCGCTGTCCACGCCCTTGTTGTGCATGAGGTATTTGCGCGAGCGGCTGAGGCCGGCGATGTGCGGGTGGTCGCGCAGGATCTTCGGTCCGCGTTCTCCCTGCGGAGTGAAGCGGTAGCGGTCGTCGTACCAGCAGGCAGCCATCAGCTGCTCATACTGGCTGGTCAGCCAGCGCAGATAGGCCTCGGCCTGGGCAGGCTTTAGCTGGATTTGGATGGAAACGTCTGTACTCATGGGGCCACCGTTCGGGCGCAACTTTCCCCTACCCGCGCAAAGGCGGGCATGGGCTTGGGTCAATTCAGGGGGTGATCAGTGAGTGGCTGCTGCAGCCAGCGGCGCCGCGGGCGGCTGCAGGCGCGCCGGCAAGTGGCGCAGGGGGATTAATACCGCCTCACCCGAAAAAAAATTGATAAGGGCGACGCGGGTTTCGTCCGGGCCGGAGGCGTAGTCGATGCCAATCACCGGGCGCTTGAGGCATTCCAGTTCGCCCATGGCGAGGTGTACCAGGCGGTCAGCCATGAATGCCGGCACCTCCAGCGAGTTGACCAGGTAGCTGACGGCACGCTCGAACAGGTGGCCATCGTCAGTCAGGTGCTCGCCCTGGTGGCGCTGCAGAAAGGTCAGCGCGGCGCGCTGCATGCTCGCCCGGTATTCCTGGGCGTCGTTGATGGTTGAGACGTTCATGCGGTTGCTACCTCCGGTTCCATTTGGTCGAGCATGTCTAGCTGGTCGGTCTTCTCGCGGCCGTCGCGCAGTGCCTGCATGCGGAGCACCGATGGCGCCACCGGCAGTACCACGCGTGGTGCGTCCAGCCCGGATGGACTGAGTGCGTGATCCCAGGTCAGCGACCCGGCGTAGGTCGCGCCGCAGGCCATGTTCATGCACTGCGCGTACATGGTCTTGAACGTCGGCGTCTGTGCCTCGCTGTTGCGGATGCGCATGCGCTGGCCACAGGCCGGGCATAGGCATTTGTATCCGCCGTTGTTGGCTACGCTCACTGGTTCCCCTCCCCTGTTGCCGTAAAGCCGGCCCGGCCAATGCCGGTAAAGATCGACGCCGAGGCGCCTACTACTGTTTGCCAGACTCCAGCCACCGCCGGTGGACATGGAGCTGTATTGCGGCTGTTTACACCTTGTCGTCGAACAGGCCTGGCGGCGGCTGCACGCTACGCCCCACACAGTCCATTGCCGGAGCCGGAATGGCGAGCTGATGGCAGTGCTGGGTGAGCTGCGCATACAGCGTGGCGCGGATGGCTGGCACCGTTTCCGCCTTGAGCTGGGCGATCAGCTTGGGGATCTGCCGGTGCATGGCCAGCTGGTGGTTCATGCTGAGGTAAGAAGCCCCTCGGCTTTCACGCGCTTGGCGCTCCATGGCGATGAAGTAGCGGCGCACCTGGCGGCCCTGGTCGTTGTTCTCGACCATGGCCAATTCCTTCGCCATGTCGAGGGTTAGGTGGTACTCGTTGGTGGGTCTTCCACCGGTACTTTTCCCCAGAACGGGGGAAAAGTCCTCGCCTTCAACGAAGCCGTACTGCTCGATTCGGTCCTTGATCCAGGTGCTGAAATGTAACCGTCCGCCGAACCCATCTCCCCGCTTCTTCAAGATAGCGGCATGGTGTGCA